CCCGAGAAGAGTGACTTAGAGGTAAGGTGCTCTTTGGTTGAAACCAACAACACAAGAGTTACCTGCAACTTTGACATAGTACTTGTAGATAACACTAAGCTGAGACGTTAATATGCCTTATACCTCACCAGACAAAGTGCCTTCTAACGTACCTGCTGATAAGAAGCGTCAGTTCATGGAAGTCTTTAACTCAGTCTACAATGACACCAAGGATGAAGGTAAGGCTATGGCATCTGCATACAGTGCAATCAAGAAGGCACAATACGCCAGTGATATATTTACCACGGAGGCAGAGGCTAGGGTACGCTCTATGGACCTCGGGCTAGAAGGTAAAGTTCATGTTCATGACTACAATGGTCAGGCTGTCTACATGCCCGGTGAAAGTCACGAGGACTATCTTGAATACTACGGGGCGGAAGAGGGCGAAGAAGAATCTACAGATCGACTTGAAGCACTGAGAGTTGTAATCCAAGAAATCCTGAAGACCGAGTTTGCCAAAGCTGAGTACCAAGGTGAGACTGTTACCCTTAACAAACCCAGACGTATTCAGGGTGGCAACAAGAAGTTTGAAGTCTTCGTCAAGGATGGTGATAAAGTCAAGCGTGTTACCTTCGGTGATCCTAACATGGAAATCCGCAGGGATGACCCAGATGCCCGTGCTGCATTCCGAGCAAGACATTCATGCGATACTGCTACAGACAAGACCTCTGCTCGCTATTGGTCTTGTAGGATGTGGGAGAAAGGAACTACTGTAAGTGATATGACAAAAAACATCGAAGGCCAAGTCCTTAAAACAGATGATGAACAGAGGTTGGTCTTTGGCTGGGCTTCTGTCATCACTGAAAAGGGTGAACCTGTTGTAGATCGACAAGGTGATGTAATCAAACCTGATACCCTCGTCAAAGCTGTGAACAAGTTCATGGAAGAGGTTCGTATCGGTAAAACCATGCACGCAGGAGACCAGATTGGTGTTGTAGTTCATTCGTGGCCTATGACCGATGAAATCTGTAAGTCCTGTGGCATCCAGAGTGAACGTGAAGGTTGGCTTGTAGCCTTCAAGGTCTATGACGATAATGTTTGGGCTGACGTGAAGTCTGGGAAACTCGCTGCCTTTTCTATCGGCGGTCGTGCAACCAAGGAGGACTGGCAAGATGCCTAATCTTCTTACTAATCTGGAACTGGAGGAACTGTCCTTGGTCGATAGACCCGCAAATGCACAAGCGATGGTTTCCCTCTTTAAACGTGACTCATCTGTAGAAAAGGAGAACGACCCTATGACGGATGAAGAAATGAAGGCCAAAATGAAGCCCTACATGGATAAGGGTATGTCTGAGGCCGATGCCAAGAAGAAGGTCATGGAAGACATGGCTAAGGCCCTTGAAGATGTCGAGAAGTTTAAAGCGGAGAACGAGAAACTCCGTAAGTCGCTTCTGGACGAGGGCTACAAAATTACTGCTGATGGTGTTGAGAAGCGCCAGCCGGAAGAGACGATTACCGTTGACGGTGTTGCAGTGAACAAGAGTGACATTCCTGCTCCGGTCCTGAAGGCTCTGGAAGAAGCGGAAGTCCAGAAGCGTGAGGCTGCTATCGCCAAGCGTTGTGAAGAAATGGCCCCCAATCTGGACAAGGCTATTGCCAAGTCGCTTATTGAAAAGGCTGATGAACTGGAAGACAACAAGGCTCTTCTGGAATTTATCTCGGCTGTAGATGCCCTGTTTGAAAAGCAGTTCACTGAGGCTGGTGCCACTGGTGAAAATGGCGATCTGATGAAGGCCGAAGACAAGCTGGATGCTCTGGTCAAAGAGTATATGGCTGAAAACTCTCTCACCAAACGTGACTATGCCAAAGCGTATGCTGCTGTAGTCAAAACGGACGCTGGTAAGGAACTCGTCCACAAAATGTACAAAGGAGACTAAAACATGGCTACCATGAACTCCCCCGAAACTCGCACGATGATCGCTGGTGAAGACCTGTCGGCTGCGCAGTTTCATTTCGTTACCCTTGAGAATGACAGCTTTGTTGATCTGGCCGATACTGAGGGTGAAGCTGTCTTTGGTGTTTGCTACAATGACGATGCAGATGCCGCAGGTAAGGCCGTGACGGTTGCTATCCGTGGTCGTGTTCTTGTTGAAGCTGGTGCTGCCATTACGGCTGGTGACCTGCTCTTCACGAATGCTGCTGGTGAAGCAATCAATGGTACGACTGCAAGCGGTGCCACCGACATTCCTGTAGCTTATGCTCTGGAAGATGGTGTCGATGGTCAGAACATTGCTGTCGAACTGTTTGGCCCCGGCAATCCTGCCACTGTAGATAACTCGTAAGAAAGGACTGACAAATGCCTCTTCTGACTCCCTCTCAGGTCCATCTGGACAAGCCGTTGTCTAACCTGACGCTGGCTTACGTTCAGGACCGTTCCGGCTTTGTTGCCGATAAAGTGTTCCCGGTTGTGGACGTTCAGCATCAGTCTGACAAGTACTACATCTACGACCGTGAAAACATGATCCGCACTGGTGATGTTGCTAAGGTTGCCCCGCGCACCGAACTCAACACCATCGGCATGTCGATCAGCAACGACAACTACTTCGCTGATGTTTATGGCCTTGCTATGGACTTCGACGAACAGACCCTTGCTAACGAAGATGCCGCTCTGGAACTTCGTGCTGCTGGTGCTGAAACTCTGGCGATGCGTATGCTCATCCATCGTGAAGAGCAGTTTGCTACCACCTTCTTTGCTGACTCCGTTTGGGGCACTAGCATTGATGGTGTAGCTAACGCTTCGTATGTTGCTGGTACGAACCTCGTCCAGTGGAGTGACTACACCAACTCGACTCCGATTCAGGATGTTACGAATGCTCGTCGCAGTGTCCAGTTGGCTTCGGGTGGCTTCAAGCCGAACACCATGGTCCTTGGCCGTGAAACTCGTGACCAACTCATCAACCATCCGGACATTCTCTCGCGTCTGAATGGTGGTGCTACGGTCTCGAATACCGCCCTGATTACTGACGCCAAACTGGCTGAAGTCTTTGATGTGGAAAACCTCTACATCATGGATGCGGTCAAGAACTCGTCGGCTGAAGGTGTTGCCGAGAGCAATGCTTTCATCGGTGGTAAACATGCTCTGCTGCTCTACACTCCGTCGAGTGCTGGTATGATGGCCCCTGCTGCTGGTCTGACCTTTGCTTGGAACAGCATTCCTGGCGCTTCTAACCTCGGTGTTACCGTGGAAAGCTATCAGGGTGACTTCCTGCGTGTCAAGCAGATTGCCGAACGTATCGAGGTCAAGATGTCCTACGATATGAAAGCTGTTGGCACGGACCTCGGCTACTTCTTCAACGGCATCGTTGCCTGAGGAACATACTAATCGGTGGGGGCTTAACGGCCCTCACCCTTATAGCAATGAATACTAATAGGAAGAATGCTATGCAAGACAATATCCCCCTCTTCGTCAAGGTTCCTTGGGATGGTTGGACTAAGGGCGACCACTTCAACTGGGTAGAACGTAACATCCCTCGTGAAAAGGTTCTCGTCCTCTTCAATCATGGTTATGTCTACCACAACGAGGAACTAGAAGAGAAGATTGAGATTGGTGACAGACTGAATGGTTTTAGCCAACATGAACTAAAACTTCTGGTTCAGAACATCAACTACGACCTCAAGAAGAAGTGTAGCACTGACATTCAGTTCAAGAAGTCCCGTTGCACTCAGAGTGCTATCAAGAACACTCAAATCCTCCGCATTCGTCGCTGGATGAACAACTTTCCTGAATACAACGACATCTTCATCGAACATCGGGATCGTCTGCTTGAGAAGCGTAAGAACCGAGAAGTAGCACCGCAGGAGGAATAAATGGCTTGGACGTATGATGCTACAGCCCTTGGTGACAGTACTGCTGCTGAACGTAAGAACTCTGTCCGTTTTCTTGTAGGTGACACTGATACAAATGACCAGCAGGTTCAGGACGAGGAGATTGCGTTTGCTCTTTCTGAAACCAACAACAGGGTCTACTACGCAGCATCATACATTGCCAAGACCATTTCAGCCCTCTACGCCCGTAGGGTAACTACAAAACTGGATGGTGCCCTCTCTGCTGAATACTCTGACCTCTCTGAGAGATATGCTAAACTGGCAGAGACCTTGGAGTATCAAGGCAAGAAGGTTGGTGCTGTTCTCAATGTCAAGGCTGGTGGTATTCGTGAATCTCAGGTGGAAGCTGCTGACCAACTCACTGATCGACTAAAGCCTGCCTTCACACAAACTCAGTTCAAGAACCCCCCTACCTACAATGAACCCTACTGGGATTATGACTGATGACGTTCAGACCCGTCGATTTCAGGTTCCTGCTTGACCAATACGGCAAGACGATAACCTACAGGTCAGTTACAGAAGGGACCTATAGCCCAGCTACAGGTGGTCTTACTGGTGGAAGTAACACTGATAAGACTATCAAGGCATACTTCTACAACTACAACTTGAACGAGATTGACGGGACTAACGTAGTCTTGGGTGATAGAAGGGTTGCCCTTCATACCTTGGATACCAGTGGTAATGCCATCACTGAACCAAACATCGGGGATCAATTCATTGGGGAGGGGGATACTGTCAAGGTTGTAGGTGTCCAGAAAATCTTCTCTGATACTCTTGTCTGCTACATCTGTCAAGTGAGGGAATAATGCTACAGGCCACAGTCTCCTTCAAGGGTGATGTATTCAAAGAACTGGAACGTGCCAAGGAGGAAGTTGCCTCTGACATCACGAGTGTTCTGATTACTGTAGGTAATGCTGCTGTAGATGAATCCCCTGTCTGGTCTGGTGCTTATGTTCGTTCCTTCGCATGGTCTGCTAACGGTGCAAGGAAGCGTAGAAGCTACAAATCCAGACAAGACCGTGTGGATGAAGGTGCTGCAAAGGCTACTGCTAAAGACCAACTCTATGCGGACTTGGCAGTTATTGAACAGATTGACCTTGAAGACCTCAGAAGTGTCATGCTTACTAACGGTGCCCAACATGCCTCTCTTGTAGAAGCTGGAACACCAAGCCAACCCGGCGGTGGTATCTTTGCTAGGGTTAGGGACAGACTCAGCACTATAGGCACTGTTCGTAGAGGTAGAACCTGATGGCTAGTATCTATGACAATATCAGAACTGTGCTAGAGACGACACTTTCCAATGTAGGTGGTATTCCTGACATTGCTTGGGAGAATGTATCCTACAGTCCTACTACTGGTAGTTCCTTTGTGAGACCACAGTTCCTTCCCACAATCAGGGAACCTGCACACAGAGGTCTTAACCCACAACAATACTATCAAGGGGTATTCAGGGTCACTTGTTTCACTCCTTCCAATGCAGGCCCAGGTGCAGCAGATGATCTAGCAGATAGTATCATTGATGCTTTTGAGGCTACCACTGACATAAGTTCTGGTGGAACTATCGTTAGCATACGCTACGCAGACAGAGAAGCCGGTATTGCACAGGATAACTGGTATCAGGTTGCAGTAAACATCGGCTGGTACATCTACAACTAGGAGAACTAACATGGCTTTTTCCCAAGGCTCTCGCTCGGAACTGTCGTATGTTGCAGAAGTGACTTACGGTACTACTCCCGGCACCCCTTCTTTCAAGAACCTTCCTATCAATACTCACTCCCTCAATCTGACTAAAGATCGTGTCGAGGGTAATGAAATCCAACCTGACCGTATGCCTCGTGTTGACCGTCATGGCAACCGTCAAGCTGGTGGAGATATTCAAGTTGACCTTCGTAAGGGTGACTTTGACCCCTTCCTTGAAAGTGCAATGTTCAATAGTTGGTCTACCGATACCCTGAAAGTTGGCACCACGCTCAAATCTTTCAGCATTGAAGACCGTGCCCTTGACATTGCTCAATACCGTCTCTTCACTGGTATGGCTGTCTCTCAGATGGCTGTCTCGATTGCACCTAACCAGATGGTGACGACTACCTTCACTATGGTTGGTAAGAATGGTGCTATCTCTGGTACTTCGGCAGATGCTACTACGACTGCTGCAAGTGGTAA